CAAGGCCTACTGAAGACTTTGTAAGTGCTGCTACTGCAGTTGAAACCTTTGTATCTGCTGCTGTTCCTGCTTCTGTAATTGCTTCAGACTTTGCTGTGGCAACTGTTGTTGCTGTTGCAAGAACTGAAGTATCTGCAATACCGTGAACATTTGTTGTTGTTGAATTGTGTGTTGATACTGCTGTAGTTCCTGCTGAAGTAGCATAAGTCTTTGTAGCAAGATCTTGTGTATTTGAAATTCCGTGAACATTTGCTGTTCCTGAATTATGAGTTGAAACTCCTGTAGTTACTGCTGTATCTGTATAAGTCTTTGTAGCAAGTTCTTGTGTATCTGTGATTCCATGAACACCTGTTGTGTCTGAGTTGTGTGTGCTAATTTCTGAATCAGTATAGCCCTTTGTTGCTGGATTACTATTTACAGTTGGGGCTGGAACAAGCACATTTGAAATTGTGTTGCCAGACATATTTATTGATCCAGTCATAGTTCCACCAACAAGACCAAGTTTTCCTGATAAAGCACTAATTATTGTTGATGCAAATGATCCATCATTGTTAATTGCTGCTGCTAATTCATTTAAAGTGTTTAGGGCATCTGGTGCTCCATTAATTAGGTTTCCTAGTTGTGCTACAGGGATTTTTCCTGATGAGTCAAGTGATGCTACACCATTTGCCTGTGCTTTTGAAGTTATTAAAACATAATCATCAAGTGATCCACCAAGGTCTTCTAAGTTTTTAAAATATGATATGTCATCCCAGTGGTTGACTCCATCACCAATTTTGAATTGTCCAGTATCGGACTCAAAACCAATTTCTCCTGCTGCCAAAATTGGATTTGCTGATGTCCATTGTGCTGCAGTACCTCTGCGCTGTTGCATTCTTGTTGCCATATTTTATTTCTCCTTATGGGGGCTGCCCAATTACTTATCTTATTATAACATCATTTTTAATTGAAGTTATCTGTTGCAAATCCACCATCCCATGTCATTACCCATGAATTAGTATTATAGTTTCCAGCGTCAACTGGTGTTGAACTTGCTTCATTATAATATCCAGCATCTTGATATTGGCTAATTATTAAACCAGTTCCATCAATTGCTGTATCGTGAATGTGTTGTGGAATATCTTGTATATCATTGTATGTTGGTAGTGTATACCATGTTCCGCCTATATAAAAAGCAAGTCTATTGGTAACAGTGTCAATATACAATTGACCATTTACTGCTGATTCTGGTGCTGAAGTTTCTGTAGCAACTAATATTTCTTTTTCATCTACATATTGTTTTGTTGCTGCATGTGTGTTTTGAGTAGGAGCGGCTACTGTTACAGTACCACCGAATATACCGCCGTTTGTTACGGCTAGTCCATTCTTGACCTTAAAGTCTTTGTTATCTGTTGCCATTTATTGCTCCTTTTTCAAACTATTTTATTTTTTACTACTTAATCAATGTTCCCATAACAGTAATAACTGAAGTGTTGTTTAGGGTTGTTACCTTTAGTTCAACATTACTTCCCGATATTGCTGCAGAAACTGTTGATAGTGCAACATTTGTTGACACAATTCCGTACTCTGTGATTGCAATGTTATCTGAACTGTCAAGTGTCAAAAGTACCTTTGACATTTCAGTATTTGCTCCAGCGCCAACTCTTACAAGGAATTCTGCTGAACGGAAATCAGCCTTAGCCCATGAATAGGCTGTCTGAACTCCTGCTGTTGGTACTGATAGTGTTGCTGCAACTTGCTTAGCAACTGAATTAATATTTAATGCTGTAAATGGTGTTGTACCATTTTGTTGTGCTGTGTTGGCTGCTGCTGCAGTTGCTTCTGCTGCTGCTTGGGCTGCGTCAGCCTCTGCTTTAGCAAATGCTGTAGTAGCAATCTGGGTTGTACTTGTATCTGCTGCTGCTGTTGGGGCTGTAGGTACGCCAGTCAATGCTGGTGATGCTAATGGAGCCTTTGTTCCAACAAGAGTTGTAAGATTTGTGATTGTATCTGGTGAATCACCAAGTGCTAAAGCCAACTCATTAAGAGTGTCTAGAAGTGCTGGTGCTCCATCTACAAGACCTGATACTGCTGTACTAATTGCTGTATTACGATTTGAAACTTCTGTTGAGATTGCAGATGAAATAGCATTGTTACGATCTGTAACTTCTGTTGCAATTTTTCCATCTGTGTAACTGTTTGCTGCTGATGCTGCATTGTTTGCCTTAGTAGTTGCATCTGCTGCTGCTGTTGAAACTGATGCTGCATCTCCTGATATTCTAAGTGCTGCTTCTGCTGCTACCTTATTAGTAGCGTCTGTTGCTGCTGCAGACTGCGCTGCTGATGCTGCACCTAATACATCGTATGATGCTGCTGTTGCAGATATTGCACGAGCATTTGTAAAGTAAAGATTTGAACCTTCTGTTAAGTCAGATGTTGTAGAATCTGCTACACCGTTTTCTGCGGTAATAGTAAGTCCTGAACCCGTTCCTGTAATTGTAATGTTAGTCTTTGTTGCACCAACTAAAAGGTCTGCTGCTGAAGACTTAGCACGAGCATCTGTGAAATACTGTGCTGTTCCTTCTGCTACATCAGATGTTGTAAGTGCATCTGCGTGTGCAATTGCTGCAGCCTCTGCTGCATCTGCTTCTGCCTTAGCAAATGCTGTAGTTGCAATCTGAGTTGTATTAGTGTTTGCTGCTGCAGTAGGTGCTGTTGGAACACCAGTTAGTGCTGGTGAAGCAAGTGGGGCTTTTGTTCCAAGTGCTGTTGTAATAGTTGTTGTGTAATTAGCATCGTCATTAATTGCTGCTGCTAATTCATTTAATGTATTAAGAAGGTCTGGTGCACCGTCTACTAATGTACTTACTGCAGTTGAAATTGCTGTATTACGGTTTGAAACTTCTGTGCTAATTGCAGAACTAAGTGCTGATGCTGCTGTTGCTTCTGCACCTGACTTAGCGTTGTTAGCCTTAGTAGTAGCATCTGCTGCTGCTGCAGAGATTGCCTCTGACTTAGCATTTGCTGCTTTTGTAGTAGCGTCTGATGCTGCTGCTGACTGTGCTGCTGCTGCAGCACCTGATACATCAAATACTCCTGATTTAATATTTAATTCGCCAGAAATAACTTCCATCTGTGTTGATTCAACAGATGTTACAAGTGTTTCTCCACCAATTATATCAATAATGTATTGATCTGATGCTGACTCTGTAAGGATTTGATTTCCATTTACAGTTGCGGTTGTTCCTTCAACTATTAGGCCATTTTTGACCTTAAAGTTTTTATTTACTGTTGCCATTTTTTATATCTCCTTAAGCCTTTAATCCAATTCGTGCAAAACGAACTGTTATAGGTGTAATACCGCTTACTGGAGTGACTGTTAAGGCCACGGTATTTCCAGTGCGGGAGACATTAATGGTGCCAATATTCCCATCATTGTCGATAGTTCCATATTCGGTAACATTTAAATTTGTACCGTCAATAAGAACTGTTAATTCTGTTGCATAAAATTTGTTTTGACCTGCAGTAGTTTTTGATATTGAAATAATATACTTAACCATGCGCCATGCTGTTGCATCAAAGTCATCAACAACAGTTACGTTCTCAATTCCATTGACTGTGACTTCATTATTACCTGCAGAACCTAAGTCTGTTGACTGAGCGGTTGCGGTATCGATTAAATCTTCGTAATTTTCTTGAGTTGGTCTATCACCTGTTTGAAATAGACTTTTAACTCCTGCGATTGATATTCTGGCCATGTGGTAATTATAACACCCATTTTAATAAATATCTTACAAAATATAGTTGCTGTATCCAATAACTTGTAGAGGAATTCCTGGAGTATTTCCAAGACCAATAGCCACAATTTGAATTGCTGAAAACTTAACTCTAAAAGGAAGTATGTCTGTAACTAAGGTGTTTCTTGTAAAATTTTCTATTTGAACTTCAGGATAATCTATTGGAAATATTTTTTCAGTCTTACCTTTTATGTTGTCAAGTATTACTGATGTTGCCATTAGTCTGTTACATCTTCAAGAATCTTCATGCTGCCCTGGCAAACTGTCCAAACTCTTGATGGATCGCTAACCTGAATATCAAAGATGTCTCCTGTCTGCAAGACATTGGATTCTTCTGCTGTAAGCCAAACTGTAAACTCTCCTACAAGATCATCTTCATCTGCTCTTGGTTGTAATGCCATAATTGTTGTAGCAGCATCTGTAATAACTCCAGGAGTTGAGGTTGGTCTTTTAATCTTCATAGCAATATCCCATTCAGATCCAGGACCCTTTAAAATCAAAGGCACTTTAGCATCATCAGTTACATAAACCTTAAAACCAGAAGTATCTCCACGGACAACAGTCCAAATAACTGTAGGAGGTTTGTTTCCTATGTCGTATGATGTTTGAGATCCTCTTAGAGTTGCCATTGTAAAATTATACCACGCTTAAGACATTCCGTCTTTAAGTGCTTGCCAAGTTCCGTTACCTTTTGCTTGAACAATTAAAATTCCATTAGCCCCAGTTGCTGCAACAACTCCAACAGCGGTGGCATTTCCAGTAGCAGGTCTAGTTCCAGTAAGGCCACCAGATACTCCAACATAAACTGGATTGCCATTTACATAACTACCAGAACTTAAGTTAATATTTTCCATAACTCCAGCAACTACAACTATTCCTTCAGCATTGTTTGCAAGTGGTTGTTTTAATAAACCTAAAATTGGACCAACTGTTGATTGTGTGGCATAAGATATTTCTGGTTTTGTTGAATATCCAGTTATATATACAGGGTGTCCTGCGCTTAATGATTGACCGCTTTTATTTATCACGCCCAACTGAAATGCTGATATTCCCAGTGGTGGCAGCACAATTTTTAGTCTATCAGCAAGTGCCTCAATATCCTTGTGAACATTTACTGGATCGTCTAGTACTGGAAATGGTAAATTAAATATACCGTCATTTGTATTGCCTGATGCCATAGTAATTTTATTATACCATGTCATAAAGTTGCTTTTTGAAAAATCTCATGATATACTTAGTAGTAACACCTACCAAGGTGTTATTGTTTTCTAAGGAGGAAACTATGATTAAATTTATCGAAAGAAACAAAGAGATCATTAGCACACTCAGTATCGTATTGTTATTAGCGGTTACCTCTAACGCTAATGCTTCTTCAGATCTTGATACTAAAAACAACCTTAGCCTGAAACAGGCTCAGACATCGGAAACTACCTCGAAAGAGGTTTTTTTGGTTTCTAAGGCAAAAAAACTAGAGAGTTTTGAGAACAAAGTTTCTCTTACTGATTTAGAACTAAAAGAACTGCTTTCACTAGTAGGCTTCAAGGGTAAAGACCTTGTTGTTGCTTGGGCAATTGCTAAAAAAGAGTCTAATGGAAGACCATTGGCTTTTAACGGCAACCATGAAACTGGTGATTCATCTTATGGCATGTTTCAAATTAATATGATTGATTCCCTTGGTCCAGACCGTAGAGAAAAGTTTGATCTTGACTCTAATGCTGAACTATTTAATCCCGTAAAAAATGCAGAGATTGCATATTATATGACAAATGGCGGAGAAGATTGGTCTTCTTGGAAGGGAATAACTCCAAAGACCCAAATGTGGATGAATAAGTTCCCTAAGTAGTAAAATAAATTAGGACCCCTCTTAGGAGGGGTTCTTTTTTATTTCTTGAAGTATCCAGTTATAAGTTTTTTCAATTCCCTCTTTTAATGTCATAGAATAATCCCAACCTAACTTTTCTTTAACCAGGTTGTTATTAGAATTTCTACCCCTGACACCCAAGGGTCCAGCAATATGCATTTTACTTAAAACCTTGCTTTCAACACTACAGGCAATATCTACTAACTGATTTATAGTAACTATTTCTTCAGACCCAATATTAACTGGTCCAGTAAAATCTGATTGCATAAGTCTTCTTGTTGCTTCTATGCATTCATCAATGTATAGGAATGAGCGGGTTTGTTCTCCGTCCCCCCAAATTTCTACAGAATCTTTTGCTTGTATAACTTTACGACATATTGCAGCAGGGGCCTTTTCTTTTCCACCATCCCAAGTTCCTTCTGGGCCATAAATATTATGATATCTGGCAATGGCTACAGGAATTTTATTGTTTCTATTAAAGGCTAGAAACATTCTCTCGCTAAACAGTTTTTCCCAACCATATTCGCTGTCAGGATCTGCAGGGTATGCATCAGACTCTTTAAGGCCAGGATTATTAACATCTAACTGCTTATAGTCAGGATACATACAGGCAGAACTTGAATAAAATATTTTGGTTTTATTAATATCGTGTTTTGCGTTTAATCTTGACTGAGCCCTTAGAAGGTTAAGATTTATAAGTGCAGAATTTTCCATAATCTGGGAATCATTTACACCAGTAAAAATATATCCTGCTCCACCCATATCAGCAGCAAATTGGTATATTTCATCAAATGCTATTGTGCCCACGGGATGTATAACGCTTTCAATATTTTCATAGACAGATAAATCTTTTTTAATAAATTCGTCTGCTTTTGTTTCTGAAAAATCTGGAAATTTTAAATCAACACCACGAACCCAATATCCTTCAGTTTTAAGTCTATTGACCATATGACTACCTATAAAACCACCTGCGCCTAAGACTAGTGCTGTTTTCATTACTTCCTCACAATTATATTAACTAAAGTATATGGCAATATTTTAAACTAAACCAGATATTTGTTTTTCCCAAAACTCATAAACATGTAAATGTCTGTGTAGTCCAGGATGTGGCCAATGTGCTCCAGGACCTTTTAGCCGTCCATAGTTATAGGGGACTTTATGGTAGTCATATGCGTGTTCAAATATGTCTGGATATTTATCTTTATATTCTTTATGGCATCCCTGCCAATTTATCATTTCAAAATAAGGAGGCAATCCAGATATATTTTCTGGATTACATCCAAACTCAAAGGCTGTAGGAAATTGTGTTTTTGTTGTGTCTGTAACGTAATGTCTAAAATTATTTTTTAGAAAATTTTCTTCTTTGTCTGTTAATCTATTTGACCATGTAGTCCAAATTAATTTAATATCATTAGATTCACAAAAAGCCTCTAGAATTTTAATGTGATCTAGATTTTGATAATAAACCCACTCATATGGCAAAATTTCTTCATAGTCCCAAGGTGCCGTTGCTTTTGTTGTTTTATCTTTATGATTAATGTACCACATATGCATTGAATTAGCATCTTGACTAATAAAATAAAATCTTTCAAAGTTAGCAAAATGTGCAAGGACTACTTTTGGTTTATATTTGTACTGATGAATCATTCCAAAAAAACTTGACACCAATAGATTTGCAGATGCTCCAGAATAAGATATGTTTCCAATAGGTTTATTAATTTTGTTTGAAAGAATATTAGACCATCTAAGGTTTTCTGGCATTCCCTGTCCTAATGTCAATGAGCATCCTAAAACTACAACTTCTGGATTTGTAGAAAATTCTACAGATCTCAGTCCATCACTATTCCATACATAATTATATTCTGGTCTTTCTATTTCTGAATGTGATGACAATACTGCATTAGTAACAGAATAATTTGTATTGGGGTATTTTCTATTGATTCCACAATAAGGAATAACTCTTGGGTTAAATATATCAAACAGCATTAGTATGTGTACCCACTTTTTTTAATTTTTCTGTATTTTTTCCACATTCTAAATTTATAAACAATTCTTTTTAGCATTTTGATTCTGCCCACTCTCTCCACCACATTTTTCTTCCATTATCAAGTTCATGGTTATTCCAAGAATATGGTTGTCCTGTTGCTTTCTGAGGATTGTCAAAAAAGTCCCAGGTTTCGTTTCCTTTCTGATTTCTATTTCTATGTATATAGGCGGTGTATGTGCTTCCTGATGTACCAACAAAATTTGTAGCATTATGCATTACTAGATTACAAATAAGACCAAACACGACTTCGTCTTGAAATGGTAAAGACATAAACTCATCTCTAAAATTATTTACAATGTACTCATCTAGCAATATAAACCTGTGCTTGTTGTCTTGAATCATTTTGTGTCCTGGCTGACATGTTGTTACAACTATTGGAAGATTATTTTGTGCAAACCTATCTAGCCATGACTCAAACATTTCTTGCTTTGTTTCAAACATCTTAACATGATCTGAAAGTCTTAAGTGCATTCCTTGAAAATGTCCTATTGAGTGATATATCTTATTTGCTAAATCAAAGTACTCTTGTTTAAATTTAACTGAAGATATTGCTTTGTTAAGACTGTTGCTTCTTTTGTAAAAAAATCTTGAATACCACCCTAGAGTTAGTTTTAGGTGAAGTATCTTGTCTAGTGGAAGTCTTTTTCTTCCCTCTGCAAAATACTTTTCATCATCAGAAAAATCTTGATGCCTGCTATAATAAAAATTATTTAAAACATCATCAATAACTAACTCTTCTTGTTTAAAACTATCTATTTTTTCATTAATAAAAACTAAGTTTGAATCAAAATTCATAAGATCTAGCAAGTGAGGATACTGATCTGGATTTGTAAAACCATCTCTTTGCTTATTGTGAAATCTGCTAGGAGTATAAATTGGAATATTGTCAGTATTATAAAGTTTTTTGTCTGCAGTATATTGTGTATAGTGAATTATTGCTGGCACATTTAATTCATGAGATAGTCCAGTTGCTAATTCAAGACTCATTACCTGATTTATTAAGCCTGTAGGATTATATAGTTGAAAAAATAACTTATTCATTTACATAGTTTCTATTTTGGGCTTTTCTTTAGTATTTGTTTTTCTAATGTCTGTGTATAAGTATTGAGCACCATGTTTAAAAAACCAGTGATCTGGCTCTGTATAAAAAAAGAATGCATTGGCAACCAAATTAGTTTTTGGATTTGGAAAATCTTCTCTCCAATGTTGTTGATCATTGCCATATGATATAACTGCATCATTTTCTTCTGCTTCAAACTTTATACCCTCAACATAAAAATCCCAAGGTGTTTTATGAAAAATCGTGTAGTTTATATGATATGTACAAGCGTTGTCGTCCTTGTGTTTCCAAAGTTTTGCTTTATCCCCTTCATAAATACTTAGCACACACCATGATGGCAATAAAGTTTCTGATTCAAATTCTTCTCTTGCCAAAGGTAATAACATTTCATGAAACTTTCTAAGTGGCTCTATATTTGTACCGTGAGTATTGTCCCAAATTGTCCATTGGTGTCTACCAAACGATTCATCATAAGTACTCTTGTCTGTTGACCATAAGTTCATTGCTAGATTTTGCAACTCTAAATGTTCTGCTGGTGGAAATACTGTTTTTAATAAATAAGGAGTTTTCATTTTACCACTTACCTAATGGACATACTGCTTTTTCTAGTTTTGTTTTTAAATGCATTAGACATCCACACTTTTTACACTGTTTTGTTAGTTTAATAAGTTCTGGACAAGACTTACATATGGAGTATCTATCTATTGCTTTTTTTTCGTTTGCCCATTCTGCATTAGGATTTGCAAGATCCCAAGGTCTTGTTTCTCCAAGATTTTTTTTCCATTTTTGATAAGGGGATAAGTTTTCTTCTATCATACCAAATTCCTAAACTATTTCAAAAGTTATTTCAGGATTGCTGCTTAATGCAGCGATAAGCATATCGTTGGTAGCCACTCCTACACAATAGCCTACTCCACCATAATAAACATTATTTACAATAAAAGCAATAGATTCACAACCATCTACACAAAGATCTAACGGATTACATGCAGGTTTATGTTCTTCACCTTCTGGGGCAATAAAAGATAATCCATCCCAAATACTTTTTCTTGCTGGAAAATAATTTAAATGAGTTATATTTAAAGCAGTTGGATTATTTGAAAGTGCATAACATTTATCATCTAGTAAAGGATCTGTAGAAGTTCCATCAGTATTTATTTCAATAGATAAAAAATTTATTTTATCTCCATCTATATTAGCAAAAAAATTTTTTTTCATAGTAATTAGTATACCTTATCCTTAGTCATTACATCCGAGGAATTGTCCACAACCATTGTAAATGCTTGCATAACCATCGCATCGTGGCTCACCATAAACATAGACGTATCCGCTACAATTTTGTGCTACTGGAGTAGGTGCTGGAGTAGGTGCTACTGGAGTAGGTGCTGGAGTAGGTACTGAAACTGTACAAGAAGCGCCTGTTGCGCTGTTGTTTACACAAGTTCCAATATTTCCATAATTACATAATGGCATATTTGGGTTTGGGGCATCTGCACTTGTGCACTCATGGTATCCACTTAATGGTGTTGCCCATGCAGTTGGTGTAGGTGTTGGTGCTGGAGTAGGTGCTCCATATCCACAGAGTGCAGAATTAATTTCTATAAGTCTTGGTGGGCAAGGAGTGCCTTCATGTGTTGAGTCGTATCTATTTTGATATAAATTATATCCTATACATGAGGTTGCGTCGTCATCTACGCAAGGTGATGCCACTGGAGTTGGCGCAACTGGTGTTGGTGCAACTGGTGTTGGTGCTGGAACTCCACAGAAACTTCTTCCCAAATACATGTCTGGACAACTTGCTGGGAATCCTCGTTGATAAGCATCTCCATATCCTTGAGCATCAACATTTAAACAATAAGTTGAACCATCAGCGTAGTCACATGCTACTGGAGTAGGTGTTGGTGCCCCTGATCCTGACCAATAGACACTTCGTTCAGGAAGAAGTGGAACTCTTCCATTGAAAACTTGAACAGCAAGGTTTCCTGCTGCATATGAGGAAACACCAAAACTTAGAGATGTAGATGTATATGACCAAGATCCAATATTGTTTCCATTTACAGAAATATTAGTTGCATTCTGTGGGAATGAACCAGTAATTATGCATGTAGTTCCAGATATAGATATACCACTAATGGAAGAGTTTTGTGGTGGATCTGGAACTGTAGGAGTAGGAGTTGGAGTAGGAGTTGGAGTAGGCGCTACTGGAGTAGGCGCTACTGGAGTAGGTGCTACTGGAGTAGGTGCTACTGGAGTAACAGTATAAACGTAATATTCAAAATCTAAAACTGATTCATAATTTAATAAACTGTTTGTATCACTTCTACCTTTAACCTTATTATTATTAGAAGATGTTGCGCCAGAACTATTTCCTAATGGAGTTTCATTACCTAAATTAAATCCAGCATTTGTAATTGCAACTCTAGCGTTATTGATAGACAAACCTTCTAGGTCTGGTATTCTTCCCATACCCTTTGAAGAAGACCATAGGCCAAAATTTAACATTTGGAACCTACGCCGTCAAATCGCCAATAAGAATCCAGGTATTGGTATCTATTTTTGAAATTACTGCACCTGAGTATTGGGCTGCAATCTTTTTATTTGAATTTTTGCTATTAAGAATAACTCCAACTGCTCCTGCAACACTAACATTTCCAGAACCATTTCTAAGTATTTCAATTTTTTGACCAATAACAAATGGAGTTGTACTATTTGTTGGTATTGTAATTACTACATCAGTTAAAGATGTAACAGATATAGTTTTTCCAGCATCCGCTTTTCCAATTGTATAATTTGCTGTTTTTGCAAGAAAATCAACTGAGTCATTAATAAATCTCCATTCACCATTATAATAATATTGAAGTTGATTAATAACTGTTCCAGAATCTTCTTGTCTAACAAAACATACAATACCATTTGTTGGTGATAAAATAGCAGCATTTCTTGCCGTTGGGTTTTGATAATTATTTATTCCTGCTTTTGCATTTACAACGGTGTCAAAAGTTACTACAGAACCAAATTTTTGATCTGCTGTCCATGTATATTGAGCATTAGTATTAACCGCTCCACCCAACGCATACCAAGTATCGTTTGTTTCGTTATATATATATGCTACTTTTCCATCTGAATTAATTGTTGCCATCTGATGTTAACCCCAATGCTCTTAATTCTGCTTCTGTAATTCCAGTTGATAAAACTAATTTTGCAATACCACTTTCACGAAGTTGTTCTTCTGTTGTTTTTGTTTTAGGCATTATGCACCAATCTCTCTCCAGGCAGAACCTGACCACACATACATTTTTAATGGAGATGAATCCGAATCAACCCAAATTGCACCTGTTGTTGGACTTGTAGGCTGTGATGTTTGATATGATGCTATAGCGTATCGAATATCTGTTGTTACTGATGCAGTTGAGTCTACCCAAATATAACCATTATCTATTCCTGTTGGCATATATGATAAAACCGCAGAACCAATACCGTTTGTTTCAATTGAATCTATTCGTGTATCTAATGCCTTAATATGGCCAACAACTGAGTTTGGAATAATTTGAGATTCGTTATTAATATCATTAGATGTTCCGTAATGATATAACTTTAGGGCTGCTTGGATATCTGCAGCATCCTCATAGCCTGGTATTTTTGTTGGATAAATTGATCCGATATTTTCAGAAGCCATACTTTAGATTATACCACAGTAATAAATAAATGTACTGCTTTAATAGTACTTAGATTAGTCCAATTGGTACCGTCAAATTCTGTGGCTTTTATTGTAACTGGCAAAGAAAGTGTTCCATTTACTGATACAATTTCTCCAACAGATACAGATGAGGCCAAAGGGCTATCGTTGAGTACGCTATATTGAACGTTAAAGTCAGATGCCGATGCAGTCCCTACAAACTCGGCAGGAAGGATTTCAGATACTGGAATATTTTTTGACCAAACACCATTTATAAAACTTGTAGTGCTGTAGTTTTTGCTATAAATATTTGAAACTAATTTAAAGAGTTTTACCCATGTGTTTGTGCCTAATATATTTTGAAACTGATAAACATATTGATACTCATCATCTGAACTTAGTATATTAATATATAAATCAAAAAGTTGTGCTCCTGGAGCAAATGAATTTGTTGGTTTTCCAAGATTTACAAATATTTGACTTCCTCTATCACCTTTTGGGCCAAAATCAATCTCTAAATTTAAAGTAGAAGGACCACCTAAAACAGTTAAATCTTCAGTTGTTAAAAGAACGTCTGCCATTAAACTGTTGCTCCAGCAATGTGATCCGTAACTGTTACTGATCCAGTTAATAATGTATATACGTAATTATACGGCGATGCTGTTTTTGTTATTTCTACGTCATAAACATATTGTGTTGCAGCGTTCATTGTTACAGAATCGTTAGGTCTAATTGTGCATGTTACATAATTTCCATAAACTCCGCTTGTTATTACTGCAAGACATTCAATCTTTCCAGAAACTCCAGAAGATCCACGGGATGTAGAAATAGTAAACTTTGCTTGACTATAACCAGTTAAATCAAAAGATGCTCCAAGTGAATCCTTTGGGTAAATGCGAAATTCATAGGTGTCGCCCTTATAATAGTTAATATTTAATGTACCTGGAAATGCCATAGTTTTATTATACCACGCTGACGTATATAGATTTCATAACTACTGATGCATCATAGTCTGTTCTAATTTGAGGAACTGCTCCATTACCCCAAATTTTTTGATTTTCTATAAAAATTTGTTGAGTAACAGTTATTGGGTAAGTATGTTGATATTTCATAGATCCTATAAATTGAGAAATATCCAAATCACTGTTTGGTGAATATGTTCTTATCCATGCCTCTGTATTGCTACTATATGTTGTTAATTCAAAACTATAGGTTATAAATACCTGAGCGCCTTCTTTTAATCCTTTAAAATTAAATGCTCTTGCGTGATTATTCCATAGTGATGTGCAGTCTTCTGGTAGGTATTTTTCGTTTGACATGTTTTCAGATAATACATAGGTTGTTACCCATCCATCATCTCCTTTTGAAATTCCAAGGCCAAAAGATTTTTCTATTCCATTATGATAAGAAGCCCATCCTGGTGTTTGCCCAGATGGAGATAAAGAACTTTTTCCATTTGCTCCTGAAGGTCCACGATCTCCTTTTGGTCCAGGTGGTCCTTGTTCACCGTCTTTACCATTTCTTCCAGCAGGTCCTTGAGGGCCTGGGGGCCCTTCTGGGCCAGGAACTGGCAAGAATGATGATGAAGTATTGCCTTTATCAGAATAACCGCTTTGTTGAACTTGTGCAGCGTAAGAAGATTTGTTTGCACCTGGAAAGTCCATAGATTTAGAGGTAGCCATGATAAGATTATCTCACGGTTTTTTAAATTATGCTTGTAATAATTCCGTTAGTTACTGTTACTGTTTTGTTATCTTGAGAAGTAAATGTTCCTGTTGCTCCCGTTGGTAAATCACCAATAGTTGCAATTTGGTTATCTGCGTTTCCATTAGCACCTATATATTCTCCACCAACAGCATTTAAAACAATATCGTCTGCAGAATAAATCCAGAATGGATTTGTTGAATTTGTTTCAAGTCCAGTTACACGAAGACCACCCATTGCTGGTCCGTAAAGTGTTCCATCTTCTTCAAATATCCAGGTATTAGGATATTGTTCACGAGTAAAGGTGTAGGCTTCTCCAGTTATAAACGATAGTCCGTCAGCAACAACTGTCATTAGGCCTGCATAAGGATATTCTGGTGTAACTGCAGTTACTGTATAAGTGTCTCCGCCTGTGTATAAATGCACAGTATCACCAACAATAATGTCTGTACCAGATGCAACCATAAATTCTGTGTTACTTGCTTGATTAGAATTTCCATAGGTATTTACAATAGAATCTGGTGTTGAATTAATTTTAACATTGTTGTAACCGTCAGAAACTATTACATTGTTTCTTTCTGCTCCAAGGAATAGATCTGCAGTAGAAGCATCTTGAACTCCTCCCGCACGAATATGAATATGATTTGGTGATGTTGGATCAATAATTAAATATTGATCTTCATGATATTGAGTTTGAACTAAGTCTACATCTGGAAGTAATTTAATAGTTCCATTGCCATTGCCATCACCAGATCCTGTACCAGCACCCATAATGTACACGCCATTAAATGTGATTTGTCCAGTATCTACCGTTGAGCCAGATACAAGTAAGTTCCAATACGCACCTATGTGTTGTGGATATGGTGCAACATCTGTTCCAGCAGTAACTCCAACTATACAAACATATGCAGAACCCTCAAAGGTTACAATATCGTTTATTGCATAATTTTCTGAATCTGTCCATGCACCACGAGATGTAAAAGATGTACCATCGTTTCCGTCTGCACCCTTGGCTGCAAGCAAGTCCCAATAAGTGTTACCAACACCAGGAACGTATCCAGCAGAGGTATAAACATTTCTGTACCAAAGTTGTCCATCATATGTAACAACTGCTCCAGCACCGTAGGTTATTCCTCCGCTATACTCTCCAAGATATTCCCATAGAGCATCTGCTCCTGGGGCACCGTCTGCTCCTGGGGCACCGTCTGCACCTTTAGGAATCCAAACTTCCCATTGTGCGGTATTTCCAACTGGGTCATTAAGTTGTCCGCTTGCTTTAGCAAGATATAACTGTCCATCTGAACCTCGTACCACCGCAATATCTGGTATATAACCAGAAGATGGGTTGTAGTTTCCTAAATAATAAATTCCAAAACCTGCACCTGGAGCACCGTCATTACCATCTGCTCCGTCTGCGCCTGCTGGTAATGTAAAACTTTCGTTATCGTCAATAACCCAACCAGTTGCAGAATTAGGATCTTCACGAACTACATAAATTTTATTTGGATCAGTGTTATCTTTTACAAAAGCCCACCAATCACCATCTGCTAAACCTACTGGACCACCTTGGTAAATTGCAAGAAAAGCAGTTACGCTATTCCATGTACCAAGAAATAATGAGTCTTTACCATCAGCACCGTTTGATCCTGGGGCTCCTGGTGCTCCTGGTGTTCCGTCTCCGCTACCACCTGTCGTAGTAAAACGTGCCATAATTACTCAAGTCCCATTTTAAATAATGCAACTTTAGAACCGTTAGTATCTGTAATTGCATATATTGCATCTAGTCCAGGTAGTTCAACAGACCATGCTGATCCAGGAGCAAGTCGGTATCCGTAATCAGATGCTGTTACTCCTTCTCCTCCAAGAAATACGTATGCAGAAGAATCTACATTTTGAATTGTGATATCCATTCCAGAGTGAAGTCCGTTTGGAGTTAAACGTGTAGCAGAAGTGTTAGTAAGAGTTGTAAGAGAATGAGTTGTCATACTTAGATTATATCACTTATTTACTTTAAATATTTTGTTTTTGATTTTAATGACTGGTGGCAACTCAGGTCTAGGAGTTGTAACCTTTACTACTGCCATTATAGGCTACCTGTAATATCTCCAATTACAGAGATAGTTCCAATCAGTGGTGTCCAAATTGTATCTTCATCAATAGTTACCTGTAGATCAAATGTTAATTCTGTTACAACTGATTTAAATCCAGTACCCCAAAATTCAGTAATAGAGGCTGGGGCCATAATATCTACATATCCTGCTCCTGCTGTAACTTCCAGGGTATCAAGGAAATCAGACTGAGGATCATAAGAAGTAGCCTGATAAGTCCAAGTAGAAGTATTAAAATATGTTACTTCATCATCTTGTAAAAATTCAACACGAAGCGGAGAAGTATCTCCTCTAACAACGCTCCATTTAATACGAGCAGGGTCTGCTCCAAATACTTCAGGTCCACATATGTTCATAATATCTTTGATTATACCATAAAATAAAAAAAACACTCAGGATAGGTGGGTATGAAGAGACTATCCTAAGTGCTTTTATAAAAGTATATCATATAGGTATAATTCAGACATATTTAATCAGATTATAAAAAGTTTACCAAATTGTTACAATAGGAAATGTCCATTTTGTACTACTAAGTCATAGATTGTCAGAGTTAGGGATAGTGTATACTTAAATATATATAAGAAAAAAGAATTATCTTTAAAGTTTAATATTTATATATCTTATATATTATATATATAGCAAATAGGCAAATTAGGTTATTTATTCAAATCGGCTATATGATTAATTAAAATTTCGTACATGTCATCAAGTTTTTTTTCTTGGCGATCTCTTGATTTTGCGGATTCATGTTTTTGTTCATTCAAAGCGGTTTCTAATCTCGAAATTTGGTCCTTCATCGATGATCCAGAATTGGGTTTAAGTTCGACGAGATAATGCTTTACAAGCCATTTAATTCCAAAAGCAATTGTGGATGTAATTGTAAGTATTGCAACTATTAAAGAAGCCCAGTCCTGTATTGTCATAACTAGATTATTATACATAGCGTTTTTTATTTTTTGAAACGGTATTTAGTTCGTCGGCGAAATAGAAGTTATCCAAACCACTATATGCTCTAGTATGACAAACATTGACAGATATGAGCAAGTTATGGTATTATATACATATGTCTGCAAAGACAATTCCTATAAGAAAATGGTGAGTAATATGGATAAAGAACAAGTAGTAGAACTAATGACAGAAACAATTGTAAATTTAAATATTGGTTTGGCTAAACAAAAAGAAATGCCTCAAGATGAAATTGATCAAATGGCAGAGATGGCTAGACCTCAGTTTAGAGTAGTTAATGGTATTTTATATGATGTACTTAAAGAAAATGGGGCTATTGCTTAATTGCAATTACACTGGTCACAGCATTGATCTTTAAAGATTTTTAATGCTAGACCGTCGTTTTCTACATCAGATGAAATTGGTCTACCCAAATCTTCCCAAAATTTTTCTCTACCAATTGCATCTTTTTCAGATATAGGTTTTGATTCAAATTGGAAATCATCATCCAAAGCATTTTCAAAATTGTCTAATATTCCCATTAGTTAATGTCCTCCATAAGATCTCCAAAAAAATTCATGTATTGCTGTTACTGTATATAGTGTTGATATTAAAAGATGTAGTTCAATGGATTTTGATACCCTCGATATTTTTACTTTAGATTCCATTATCTTCCATATACTTTAATCGTTCCATCAAGGCTTTGTGTTCTGGATCTTCAAGCATTTCTTTAATAGCATCTGTAACTTTTTTACTTGGCATACCGTCGTCATCTGCCATAGAGGATTCAATATTGTTTACAGTAACCATAGCGCTGCCAAACCAATTATTATGATAGAGAGAAGTATTCTTTGTTTCATTCGCAAGAACTACAGTAGTTGTCAACACGAAGGTTGTCTTTTGCAACCCAGATAATCCTGCCACAGCGATAGCAAGACTTCATAGAGTAGTTCTTCTCTCTACGGTCTTTCCGAATTTCTAGTCCTAGTAAATACATATATATATTCTAGCATACTTCACCTACCCTGTCAAATAGGGTATGACAAAAATCTGAAAAATTTCATTTTTGTAAAATCTGAATATTTTTATCAGATGTATGATACGTGATCTGTGAGATAAAAAACAAAAAATATAGTGAGCACATATTTCTACGTGCCTACTACTACCTTGTTACACTACTACGGGCTTTGCTTTACCCTGTATCCACCCACTATGTATACCAACTAGTGGCGCATCAATGTTTACCGCTGTGCCGATAGGTAATGCGTTAGAGTATTGTTCAATAAACTCTAGTATTTTTTCCTTGCTTGTAAATGGCATCTCTGCCACCGAGCCGTTAACCGTTGTTAGTTTTACTGTTATCATTGTTTCTCTTTTCTTTTAATTCTTGTGGATAGTGATCTCTGTTGTACCCTGCGATTGTGCCCACCTTATCTAGGTGAGCCTTTCGCTTGAGTTGCTCTGCGCTGCTGCTTGCCATCTATCTATCTTTTCTAATTAACTTAATAGAATAAATAAAGGCAATAGTGCCAACTAGCAACCATGTAGGTATCTCTATTGCTACACCATTTGGGTATAGGTTGTTAATATAGAAAGAGATGTAATCTAAATCTGCGTAGAACTCCATAACTATTTAACCTCTACTTCTCTAATGTTGTAAGTGAAACCCTTACCTAGTTTATTTAGTTCAGCCATCACTGATAATAGTTCATCAGCGCTGTTAGCCTTATTGCCTACGGATAGCAAACTGCCACCCTGCCATAGTGAGTAAGTGATAGTCATAGTTAGTTTCCTACTTTCGTGTTATTCATAACCCAACGGCTTTCGTTAGGTGATAGGTAGCGATGAGACACTACGCCTTGCTTAGTAGCAAGTAATTCTAAGTATGCCTTGCGGCTAATGTAGTTTCCTACTGTATTGCGAAAGACCATAGGACTTCCTGTATTAGATGAAGCCATAACATGGTTAGGCTCTAAGGTTATTGTATTTAGTGTAGTCATTTTAACTACCTTTCTTTTAATCTAGTTAGCGATTTGCTAACCTTTTTGCTGACCTAGGTTATTTGCTCTTATTTGCTACGCTCACTCTATTTCTAGATTTATTTGGTAGGCTCAGAGGCTCACTAGGATTTTTCTTACTATTTAATTGTTATAGGAGTATCCTATCATAGATACCCTGAAAAGTCAAGGCGACACGCTGTCTTTTCTATGTGATTTAGGTCACTTATTTGCTAGGCTCATCCTCTACTTGAGGCTTATTCGCTAGGCTCATGACCTGCTTCTTTATTTTTTTGTATAATGGAATTATAGCAGAGATAAGTCCAAAAGTCAAGTCCTAACACGGCGTGTCGCATGTGATTTAGCCCACACTAGGGGGCCAGCCACTTATCCACATGATGTAGATCACACTACGAATTTACGCTCAAGTTATCCACATGATGTACATCACAATCCCATATGTACTATATGTCCGTTTTGTACACCCCAAAATGTCAGTGGTAGGTGTTATACTTCTAGTATAAAGAAAGTTGAGAAAGGTTCTCAAACTAGAAAGGAATTCAAATGAATTCAAATGTAATAATCCAAGTGTGTAAATCACACGTTCCAAATAAGTCTGCTATCTCAGACGTTAATGATGAGCAATTCACTTTTTGTGAAGTTTGCGAAAATAATATTGAGCGTTGGTATAACGATACCGACCCTGAACGTCTACCAATGTGGACATCTTGGAAGGTGTCTAAATGATAGACTTATTTTGTAAAGTGTGTGATGGCTTTGTGCTATCACTCCCTGCTGATGAAGCAGAATGCTTAACTGTTAAATGTTCTAGTTGTTGGGAATAATAAAATGTTAAAAGAAATAAAAAACAAAATTATTCGCATTCAAGAATTGCGTCGTAGTAATGCTGCAACTCCAATTCCAAATAAAAAAAAGTATTCAAGAAAGGTAAAACATAAAAATGGAAAACAATAAAGATATTTTTGGATTTGAAAAAGCAATTCAATTAGATCATTTAACAAATGATGAAATTAGTTTATTAGAAAATATTTTAAAAGATTTCAAATAAATAAAAAAGTTTTACAGAAATAAAAACTCTGTAAAATTTGGCTGGCGCAGACGGCGTGTCGTTCACAGCCTGTGGATAACTTACGTACGATGTGATTTTTTTCACATAATTTGAGCGTCTCATTATTTGGAATTACTGGTTAGTAACTTGAAAATCTCTGCTAAATCTGTTAAACTTACATAGTAAGAAAATAAAGAAAGGAAGTGGCTAATTATGGCTAACTTATACACAATACAAGATTTACTAATTGGTAAAATCTATAACTCAAAAACTTTGCGTGGAGAAATTATCTCAGCAGAGAAATCTAATCAACCAATTTGGTATGGAGAAAATACGGAAGCGTATTTGGTAGAAATATTTTCTGCTCATACTTTGCGTAATAAATATCGCACAATTGCGGTGAAGGTTGGTGAGTAATGGGATACATAGAAATATTTCGCCTTGATGAACAAGGTGCTG